GGGCGAGGGAATCTCATAAGTTATTTTTTATCTCTGTTGGCTAGTGGTAGGGGGTAGGGGGTAGGGACTCCATTGGGTTTAGCTCACGCCAATTCATGTAGTAGCTCTTGCCTTGATAGAGATACTTTGGTTGCTCTACCTCATAGCCGTATGCCCAACCAAGTGCTGAGTATGGTGTCCCCTTCCATCCTGTGTCTGCTGAGCGTCTGGTCTTGTGCTCTAGTCCATGTGCCGTCAGGATGTAGACTTCTTCTTTTGCGTCAACTGCTGCGTTGAATCTGAGGCTGTGTCCTCGCTGAGTGCTGAAGGCATAGCGCACCTCATAGCCTGGAATGTCCTGTCTTGACTTGAAGGTGTTGACATGAGGCACGAAGTCCCAGAGTCCTAGCATCCTTGCTGCGGCTATCTCTGATCCAACTGTGACCATGTGTTGCCACGCTTCCCAGACATCACCCTCTGAATAGTTGCGGTTACGCTGTGGCTGTCCGAGCATAGGCTCTTGGCGTAGGTAGCCAACGCGAGTGGCGATTGCTTCTTCCTCTACGGTGAGGGCGTAAGTCCAGCTCACTTGTCTGTCCTATAAAACCCTGAGCCTTTGAAGGTAACAGCGCCGAAGTTATAGCTGCGCTTCATCATCTCGCCACAGTCGGTGCAGGTTATCTGCTGGCTGTCGGTTAGCTTGAGTGTCATGGTGATTGTCTTGTCGCAGACTAGGCAGGTGAACTCATAAGCTGGCATTAGTGAATCCTTACTGTTCCGTTGAATAGTTTGTCTTTGTCTAGTTCGATGGTCATCACACCTGTCGAGGCATCGGAGCCACCACCTGCGTTGCGATACCAATCAGATCCGTTGTCGCTACTCGGAGCCATCACGATGAAGCGAGAGCCAAGAGCTGAGTGCTTGCCGAGCTCTTTGACAGATGTGTGATGCCAATGGCCATGCAGAAGCAAATTACAGGCTGAACTCCATTGAGAACCGAAACTTTGTGACTTCCACCAGCTCTCCATGTTCTCAGGGCGTGAGGCTTGATGTCCATGCACAACACCGACTGTGTTGACTCCATACTGAAATGCAAAGCCTTCATCGTAAGGGTGAGGCACTAGGTAGGTGACATCCCAGCCGAGTTCGGTTGTCAGCCTTCTGAGCTGTTGCAGGATGACGATACCCCAATCGTCTAGCCCTGGTCTGCCGATCTGCTGACCGTTCATGCGGTTCTGGCAATGGTTAGAGGCTACTGAGCCGTAGGTTACAGGTGCGAACTTCACGAGTCGCTTGATTAGGTCAAACAGCAAAGATGCGGCTAAATCCGTCTGCTGCATGGGCGATAAATCGTTGCCTTCGAGCTGGTTTAGAGATGCCTTGTTCGACACCGATTCGATGACATCACCTAGCTCGGCTATAAAGATGCGCTCATACTTTCCCGCCTTTGCCATCTGCTCTATGCGGTCAAAGGACTGCATGACTCTGGCTATGAGGTCGGTGCTATTCCCGCGAGAACCCACCTTGCCGACTTGTAGATCAGCAGGACAAACAATGAGAGCCTTATCCTGACCGCCTTTGCTGACAATCGGTTTGGCTTTTCTTGCCTCTGCAAGCAAGGTTGTGAGGTTGATGTCAGGGTTGCGTTTGCGGAATGAGAAGCGATAAGAGGTTAGCCATTCGCCACCCTCACGCTGCATCCATCGGCTAGTTTTTGGCACACCGACAATCTCGATTTCAGAAGGGTCAAACCCAGCGTCAATCAGGAACTCATCGAAGTCAGGCTTTGCCTTGAGTCCTGGTGTGGTGGCTACGCCCTCTGTGCCGTCAAACTCAATGCCTGGTCTGAAGTTAGGTGTGGCCTCAATCTTCGGGGCTGGCTCTAGGTTCTCAAGCATCAGATACCACCAAAATCAAAAGCCTCTTGCGAGAGTCGGTTTGCAATTAGCTCGCAATACTTTTCCTCTAGCTCAACTCCAATAACTTTGCGCCCTAGGTTACGAGCGGCGATAAGAGTTGCCCCTGACCCTGCGAATGGGTCAGCAATGGTTCCTAGAGTCTTGGTAATTAGCTTTTCCATCAAGCCGATTGGTTTTGGCGTTGGATGGTCAGGGCGAGCTTTATCTGCGCTCATTAACATTTGAGCTTTTACAATGCTCGCTTCTCTTGTTCCAGTCCAGCCATTCTTTCCGAGGCAATAAATTTCCTCGTGAGCAGAGCCAAATGGAATTGAAAGGTCTCCCATAAAGCCACATGGTGTCTTATCCCAGATAACAGTTTGTTTTGTGCGAGTTGGCTTTTCTACTTTCCAAGTGCCAAAGACTAAGGCTGCTCTTTCATCTCCCCAAAGTTCAATGACTGCATCCCTAGATGCTGTTGTGTCATCACCAGCAATGGCATCATGCCAATTAGTCCTTGACCCTCTGTCCATGTTTGACTTGTAAGCCTGTCCATAAGGCGGATCTGTCACCAAGACATCTGCCTCTAGCCACTCGGTGATTTCTAGGCAATCGCCATGATAGAGGGTCACGAGTTCATTCTCAAAGTATGGTTGCATTAGTTCCTAAAGCAGGCACATTGCCTGCGTCTGTGTCGGGCGATTCCTGTATCAACGATTGTGATGCCACGCTTGGCGAGTTCGTTGCTTAGGGTCTTGAAGCTCCACTCTGGATTGTTGACTGCTGCAATCAGGATCTCTTTATCCTTTGGTTCTAGTCCATCTGCAACTGTGCGAACCTTGCAACCATAGATTCTGGCTGGTGGTGTCAAGTCCTCTAGCATCATTCCCCTTAGACCGTCAGGTCGTTTTCTTCCTCAAGCAGTTTCTCTGCTAGATAGTTTAGGGTTGAGAAGCTGAAATTGCTCTCAATTAGGTGCTCATCGAATACATCGGCAAGTAGCTTGCGAATCTGCTCCATGTCACCAGACCAGACCAGCTTGTCATCCTTGAGCAGGTCAATGGCCTGTCGGTAGTTGGTTCTGTGCCAGTTGCTCACTCTGACACCTCATCTGCAACCTGCACCATTGGCTCTAGTGGCACATTGACACCACGCATCCGCTCAGTCTTGAGGTGTGACTCTAGCGAGGTAATGCGGTTCAAGCGAAAACCTGACCAACGGCGATCATCAGTCTCGACAATCGGTGCTGAGGTAAGTCCAAGGGCTAGGAACTTGTCAACGGCTTTTGGGGTTAGCTTGCGGGTGGTGTAGATGATGCCGCGCTTGTCAAACTCACGCTTGGTTTGATTACAAGCTACGCACGATGGCAGCTCCCAAACAGTTATCTTCATCATTAGTTGTCTCCCAACTGAGCGAGTGCTCGTGCGATGCCTGGCTGGTCACGCTTTAGTGCTTGGTCATGCAGTAGTTGTAGTTGCAGCTTGAAGGACTTTCTTGCCATCTCTGCACCGTAGCGAGTTCCGAGTTCGTAGTCCTCATCAAGCTCGCGCTCAAATACGGCTTCGACAATCGCCCTGCGGATTTTCTCAATCACTTTTCGCTCCTTAGTTTCCTGATCTCTAGTCTTAGCATCTCCGCTGGTGCGGTGAAGCCGTTGTTGTGCCATGAGTCGCTGATTTGCTCCAGCTCCTCAAGTATTGAATCAAAGCCGAGGTCATAGCCCTTCTGGTAGATAGCATCGGCGTAGAAGTCCAGCTTGCTTTTTAGTTCTGCAATTTTCATTAGTCTGCCCTTTAGAGAAATAGCCAGTCGAAGTAAGCGGTGATGACAGGCCATGCAGCCTGAAGAATTGTGCGGTGTAGATCTCCGACAAATACGGCTAGACCACCAAGCATGATTGCTGTGACCATTACAGCGTCTTTAGTGCGAGTGTTCATTACTTCACCCGCACTTCTCTTGTGCGATTAATCATTACATTGCGACCACAAGTGGTCTCAATAAGGATGTTGTTTAGCTGAGGCCAGTCAATAATGTTTTTAGCTATGAAGTTGTTAGACCATCTTTGAGTCTGACGGTATTGAAAGCTTTGACCAGCTTTTAGTTCTTGTGCAGTCATTTGATTTCCCTTTCTTTTGACTTGATAAAAGTTTAGTCAGTTGAATGGGGTGTGACCTAACACATTTTTGCGGCTGTTACCAAACTGTTACAAAGCAGTTATTTTGACCAACGCACCTGGTTCGGTGTTGTCTGCATAAATCTTGGTTGCAAACAGCTCGACCACTTGTGAGTCATCGCCGTAAATTACGCCGTCTCCAACTTTGCCTGTTTGAAAATTTTGATTGAGTCCATCAAGAAGGCTGCGACAGAGTTTGTCAATGTCAGGTGGCACTATTGGGAGCGCCCTTTTCTTGATGCTGACCGAGGCAGGGCGAGGCAGAAAGAACTCCACCTCAACCCTGACTGGCCCTAACAGCAGCGAATGTTCTTCGGACACTAGGTTCTGGCAAGCGGCTGCTATCGCTTTGCGCCAAATCTTGAGCTTGTTGCCTGATGCCTCTACGATTCTGCCGTTGAATACTCGCTTGGAGCCTTGCGGTGCAGGATCACCGTAGATGCGGATTTCCATTAGAACGGAGCGTCTGCCAGCATGACCTCAGCGTTGTTCACGCTTACTGAGACCTTGGTGCGAGGAGTGTTGGTCTTGTCGGTGTAGGAGTCAACCTTTGCCGAGTAGTCACCCTCAACAGTAACGATGTCACCGAGGCTAACCTTGGCTTCCTTGTTCCAGATGGTGTAGTAGGACTTGAACTCCTCGCCCTTGACCAGACGGGTTTCAGTTACCTCGAAGCCGTAGCCCTCGATGATGCGAGATACTTTGCCGTTCTCGATGTTGATTGTTGCCATGATTTACCTTTCTAGGTGTTCTCTGTTTACGCAGTCTGCATGACCGCAAGTCCTGTTGCCTGGCATGACCACAGAACCATCTTCGTTGATTGGTGTTACCTGATCTGTTGCAAATCTCCCATGCCAAGGCAGACAGCTGCTGACCTTTGTTGCTCTTTTTGCCCTGCAAGACTCACAGAAGATGTTTGGCTTGCGTGACGGATGTATCTCCCACGCTATACCGCACCTCTGACATCTTTGCATTTCTTCAGCCTAGTGACTTTGAACAGGGAACGCAAAGGGCTAGGTTCTTGCCATGCTCACAGAGCTTTGGAGCAGAGGCCTGAGACTCTCGTTCCCTAATCTCTGCCAGATACTCATTCGAGCGTTGAATCTCCCGCTCACGCCGTTGCTGAGCCCTCTGAGCGGCTTCTGAGTCTGGTGAGGGTTGAATCTCATTCTCCCAAGCGTCAGCATTTAGCCATGTTGCAGGGTATTTGGTGAACTCAGGGTCTCGGTTAGGGTCGTTGCGGTATGCGATAGCTCCAGCAAGTATCTGCTCAAAAGTTGCAACCTTGAGCGCTGACCTAAAGGCTTTGAAGGCCGCTCCCTTGTCAAGCTTCCTAGGGTATTCCTTCCAGAACTCACCAAAGAGCTCTCGCTCTTGCGCCTCAGAGAGTGTTTTTCTCTTACTAGTGTTCTTCTCTAATAATTGTTCTTCTTTATGTCCGCTGGTTGTTCCGTAGCGGGTTGGTTCCGTAGTGGAATCATTCCGCAGCGGATTCATTTCACCTTTGTTAGGGTCTTTTAGAATCCAAGTCTTAGCCAGCCACTTGCCATCTGGCCCTTTTTCCTGACTCCACTCAAGCCATCCCTCAGCGATTAGGAACTTAGCAGCCTCGTTGATCGCGTAGCGCCCAAGTGTGGTTTGACGCTCAATCTGCCCGTAGGTGAGCTCGTAGCCGCTTTGATGGCTCAAAAGGTATGCCAAGAGCCTGAAGGTGTTAGGGGAATAGTTGGGGTCACGCACAACCCAGTTTGGAACTGTCGTAAATTGTGTTGACTCGCCGCGATAAATTCGCTGGATGCCGTTGGCGTTCATGTGTTTCCTATTCCTCGGCAAATCCCGTAAAATAGGAAAGCCGATAGTTGAGTTATCGGTTATTGCGGGTCAAGGGTGGATAGCTCTTGGCCCGCTTCTATTCTATCAGCCTTCGGATAGTCCAGAATCGGATACCTAAGTTGACTCAATAGAAACTTCTTGCGTGATCCAGAGGCGTTGACGAACAGGTAGCGATGCTTTCTGCTCCGAGGCGTAAGAGTAAAGTCAGCACCAAACTTCTCACGCATCTGCTCTGCTGTGTATTTGTCAGCCCATGTGTGACCATGCTTGTCAATGCCTTTGACAGTCCAGTCAGTCCTCTTGGCACTCAGGCCTGTGTAAAGCCAGTTTGTTGCTTGATAGACAATCCCCAAGTGCTTCTCTGCTGTATCTGCAAAAGAGACCACCAGCTCTTTGCCACAATGCTTGATTGAGCGACCAATAAGAAAGCTCTCGCCGTTGCGAGGTGCATCATCGCTCACCCATAGCCGAGTAAGTTCAATGACATTGTTTGCGTGATCAGGGCCAGCCACACCAGACCTTAGAGGGGCTGAGCTGGGAGTGCCATACATCACTACGCCATAGAGCTGGTTATCTGGGCTGAATAGGCCAAAGGCTTTTGAGCAAGGTGCGGCTCTGTGTAGATAGTGATTCTGAATGACTATGGATTGTGCGACCTTGTTATCAACTGGCTCAACGAACCAGTCTTGCAGGGCCACTAGATCTCACGCTCTTTCATTCGCACAAACGCTTCTCTTGCAGTCTGATCTCTTGCCCCGCCAACCCAACGACCAGCGTTGAAGTAAAGCTTCTTCAGGTTCTCAACCTGCTTGCGCTTCTGCTCTTTTGCCTTTGCAACTTTGATTGCATCTACCGCAAGTGTCTCGCTAAGGCTGTCATCGCCTTCTATCAGCAAAGCTCGCTCTCGCATAGTCTTTGCCAGTTGCTCCATGTCCATCTAATTTCCCTTTCAGATGAGATAAGAGGGTGGTTCGGTTTCGAACTTGTTTCCTTTCTCGTCTAATAGATACCACTTCTTAGCCCAGTTGTCAAAAACCGCCGCTGTTGGCGAGGCGTAGCGACTTAGTTTTAGGCCGAGGTCTCTTGCCCATGATGCCACCGCTGCATCACTCTCCATCTCAGAGTTGAATTGTGCACAGACGAGGATGACATTCCTTAAGGTGTCAAGGGCTTTAGATCCACCATGACCCCTGTTGGCTCGGTGATGAGGCACAAGGGTTGATTCAGTCCCACAATGCCAGCACCATTGGTCACGCTCTCGGAGTTTGTTTAGGTCGCTATTCTTCATGCCGACAGTTTAGGGTATGGCTCAATCTGGTATCTAAGTTTTGTCCTCAGAGCCTTCTTGCGAGCCTTCGTGCCTCTAAACATTATGTAGCGGTGTTTACGGCCTCTCTCGTGCCTTTGTAGCCTCTCTCCGTAGTGTGCCTTAGCTCCGTCAACGCCACCATGCTCATCAAAGAGGTGTCTACCATGCTTGTTTGACTGACCATCTAATCGCCACTCGACATGAGCGTCAGAAAGCCCTGTGTAGATCCAGTTAGTTGCTTGATAGATAACCCCTGAGTGACCTGCACCAATCTCGGCGTAGCTGACCACTATGTCAAACTCTGCTGGTAACAACCTCAGCGTCTGACCAATAAAAAAACTCTCGGTGTTCTTTGGAGTGGCATCCTCAATCCAAAGCCTTGTTAGCTCAATAACTCTCTGCGACTCCTCTGGGCCACAGATGCCAACGCACAGAGATGGACTTGCTGGTTTGCCGTAGATTGCAACGCCAATCAAATCCATGCCATCAAACAGACCAAAGGTAAACATGGCTGACGCTGAGCGTCTGAGGTAGTGATGCTTCTTAACGACAGCCTGGGCCACCGCAGGTTCGATAGCCCAGACCTCGTAGTTAGTTACGCTCAATTACCACACCATGTTCAAACTGCTTGGCACACTCTGAGCCAACAGGCCACCAGCCCCAGATTGCCTCAGATGCTAGGTCGCTCTGATCTGCGTCTTGTGTGTTGATTAGTCCATCCCATCCGAGCGGAAACCAGAGTCTTGCGTTGGTCTGCCTTCCGCATAGCGAGCAATGGGAGCCAAGTGGGTCAATGTTTACTTTTGTGTGGAGCTCGACTTTCGTGCCGTTACCAATCATGGCCTAGCCCTCTCGCCTCATTAGCTCCTCGGTGATTGCATTTGACTCGGTGCGGTAAACATCGGCCATAAACTGACGAGTCTTCTTGCTCATGTTGCGGTTGTGCCATGCCGATAGTGAACGCATAAGGATCACTAGCTCGGTGTCACGGGCCTCTAGCTGGGCGGTGGTCTTGTTCTCTAGGTTCATCTGATTTCCCTTTCATCAACCTGTTATGAATAAGCTACTGGGCGTTTGAAAGTATTGTCAAATCATTTTGATAACAGAAATGTAACGATTACAAGCGAGTCTCGGCTTGCGTGAGCTTTGCCTGAGTAGCCAGGGCCATGATGCCTGTCTCAATAGCTTTGATTTTGACCTTGATGCGATTGAACTCAGCCCTGCGTAAATCACGCTGTAAGCGCTTCTCAGCCGCTTCTAGGCGAGCAAGTGCCTCTCTGTCCCTGACAGTTCCACTCGAGGCTATAAACGCCCTCTGCTCCGTTGTATCTAGCTCATACTCAGCCTCAGCCAAAGAGCGTTCTGCCTCAAAGAGTGCAGTCGCTCCTCGCTGATTTTCGGCTATGAGTTCGGCAAGCTGTTGCTGAATCTCTAGGTGGTTCACTTTGCAGTCTTGCCCTTAGCTGTGATCGCATCAAGAACCTGCTTAGGTGCTTGGTTGCGGAGTGCCTCGGCGTAGAGGTTCTTCAGTTCGGTCTTAGTGGTGAGTTCGTCAAGCTTTGCCATGTAGTCAGCGACAGCGTGTGACTCTACTCGCTCAACCTTTTCAAGCTCCTCTCGGCTTGCAAGGGTCGTGGCATCCTTATTCATTGCGTATCCTGCAATCATCAAGCACCTACCCAAACTGCTACTCTCACAGTTCTCCAACGCTGAGGTGGCGTTTGCACCACCTGAACCGTCTACCTCAAAGGCGTAACCTGTTGCCTTGACTAGACCGTTCGCCTGGTCTCCAGCAGTTAGGTAAAGCGAGGTCTTGACCACCCAGCGGGTCTTGCCAATCTCGCCGTCAATGTTCGTGATTTCGGTGACAATGCGTAGGTCAGGGTGGTCAGCGTGTGCCTGTGCCAATCGCTCGGCAACTGTCGCGTATTTGCTTAGGTCGAATCTCATTAGTTTCCCTCTTTCTTTTTGTTATACCAAGCCAAGAAGCTTGATGCCTCATAAGCAATGGTTGGTTCAATTAGGTGAGTGTGAACACCCAAAATCTCTAGGTTCTGCCCGATTAGATCGTTGACGGTTTGCTGTCCCAGATTGACCTTTGCCTGTTCCTCTGCAACTTTCGCAAGGTTCTGCATAGCCATAATCAGGCTTGCAAGGCCTTTGGTCAGGTTAGTTACCTTCTTGTTGAGATGGATTATCGCCAAGGACAGCAGCACCACAGCAAGAGCAAGTGCAATCTCAATCATCTAAAGGCTCCTCAATGTCATCCACAAACTTCCAGCCATCTGACATCCAAAGGCTTTCGCTGAGGTTGTGCAGGTAGATTCGTTCAATCTTTTTATGCTCGTTCAAAACAATGCCCTTGACCTGTCCTGTGATGAAGGTGGGCTGCTCCTCATCGTGCTTGTCATTGACCAGCGTCACTTGGTCTCCCAAAAAGACTTGCATTACTTCCCCTTCTTGACTACTAGATAAGGCACACCATCTCTGCGAGCCTGTCTTGAGGCTAGTCTAATCTTCTGTCCCTCTGCAACTATGTATGCGTGTTTTGCATTGCCCATCAGATCTAGCACCCAAGACTTCATCTGATTGAACTTTGCATTAGCAGCATCGAACTCCTGCTGAGCAAGAGCAAGCTGGTGCAGTCCGTCAATCTCAATTTCCGTCTCGTCAATCTCAGGGTGCAGTTTGCGAATGACCTCATAAGTTGACTCAGCGCCGTCATAGTCAGGCTTGGTGTCATTAGTGATGTGCGACAGGAATCGCTTTGCCTGGTCTAGTTGCACCTGCTCGGTGAACTCGTCACGCTCAACCCAAAACTCCTGCCAAGTCATGCCAGCAACAGCCACGACAACAGCGCGGTCAATCTTCATTACCATCATGTAGTGCCTGACCTGAGCCTCGTAGGTTGCAGGTAGAGCCTCGAATGATGTGCGAGCAGTCTTGACCTCGACAACCAACCACTCACCTGTTTCCTTGTGGCGAGCTAGGGCATCAGGGTTAGCGTGTAGGAAAGGGTTGTCGCAGTCTTGATAAGTGCCAGTTGTGAACACCTCATACTCAGGGTGTTCCTCTGCCCATAGCTTCAGAATAGGCTCTTCGAAAGCTTGCCCGAATCGCACAGCCCAGTTGGTCAGCGGCGGGTTCTCAATCTTCCCTGTTTTCTTAGCCCAGAGCGCGTAGGCAGACTCCCAAGGGTTCAGCCCCATGATTGTCCCAATCTCTGATCCACCGATTGAATACGCCCTGGCTTCGTGCCACTCGCTAGTGCCTGACTCAAACACTCCCACTAGCTTTGCTCCGTTGAATACCTCTGGTGCGTGAACCTTCATTTGTCCTCTTTCTTCGATAGGGTTACTTTACGATGACCCTCAGACATTTTGGTATTTTGACCAGCAACTATTTACAGCTGTTGGCCTCAATTCAGGCTAAGGGTAACAAAGTGCCTTGTGAGTGGCAACCTGAGTTTTGGTTTCCAGAGGACATCGCAGATCCACAGGAGCGCGCGAACGCTACGAAAGAAGCCATCAAAGGTTGCAAGGCTTGTCCTGTAAAAGATGAGTGTTTTGACTACGCCCTAGAGTCAAATCAAAAGCATGGCATCTGGGGTGGCTCTCTGCCTTCAGACAGGATTTGACATTTTCTAATCTCTGCAACTATCGTGCAGGTATGAAACCTGAACGAGCATTTATGGAATTAGCGGCGGCAATCAAGGAGCATGGTTCACCAATCTGCCAAGAGATAGATGGTGAGTTGTGGTTTCCTGAAAGCGGTGGAGAGTCCCACGCACTACGGCAAGCCAAGCAATACTGCGAGGAGTGTCCTGTCAAGGTGCAATGCCTCAACTTTGCACTAGCTAACCGCGAGGAATACGGCATTTGGGGTGGGTTGACTGTGCGTGAGCGTCAGAAGCTACGCGGTCAGAGGCTTGCTAGTTGATGTCATCCTTGGCGTTAGGGTCATACAAGCCCTCATCGCCATCAAAGTCAACATCGTCAAAGTCAAAGGTTTCATCCTGTTCGACCTTTAGTGCATCCTGAAGATTCTCATTGCCCTCTGCGGCTTTAGCTACGGCAGCACGAAAAGCGTTGGCAACATCATTGGCGTTTAGCGTTCCCTGCCAGGTGAGTGAAACTCCCAGCATGGTCAACACAGCAGCGAACGCCGTTCCAACACCGATGATAGAACCAAGCATCCAGTCACCGTTGGTTGCAATCGAACCAACACCTGTGCCAGCAAAGAAGGTGGCTAGGAATAGACCGATGGCGCGAGCAATGATGTCTTTGATCACTTGTTGTCCTTGATGAATTGAATAGGGTCAATCTTTACGCTGGTTGGGCCGAATACGCCCTTGAGTTCTTTGCTCACAGTTAGGTGTAGGTGTCCACCAGAACTCGCGGATCCGCTAGGAAACTTCTTACCGCCGCCAATTAGTCCGACAGTCTCGCCCTCTTTGACCTTTGTGCCAACTTCGAGACCTGGCTTTGCCAGGTGACAGAAGCCGACATACCAAAGCTTCTGCTCTTTGTCCATGACTCGTAGCACAGAGACATTGCCCAGCACATCAGACCATTGCTGAAGCACAATAGTTCCATTGGCGATTGAGGGAATCGGAGTGCCTTCTGGCTTAGCCCAGTCCACGCCTGAGTGTGGCTGCATACCGTTCTTCTTGCGAAACTCTGAGAGTGTGCCAAAGCGACCTGTAATGAACTTAGGCTCGAAAGGGAATCTCATGCGTCTATTCTACTTCTCGGTCATACCTGAGCGGAAAGGTCAAAACCCACACCGCTAGAGTGCCTAGGATTAGCCAGCCTGTCAAGGTGCGAGCTGTTCCCTCTAGCACGATGTAACCGATTGCCAAGGCAACAAGAGTCCAAGCCTGATCTAACAGGTCTTTGAGTAACGCCTTTAGAAACTTCACTTTATCTTCCTTGCTGATACCGCTGCTGCTGAGGCTGTCGAGGCAACCTGCGAAACAATGATTGTTGAGACAACTACATCCTGAGCCTCTTCACGCTGCTCTGGGGTCATGTCCAAACCTGCTGACTGGAAAGCCTCAACTAATTCTCCCACAGCTTCGACTGCTGCTCCGATGGTTTCGGCAACGGCTGTTTCGATTGTGCCTGATACCGATTCTGACTGAGTTTCTTCTGTGACTTCAGGAGCTTGCGGGGCAGGGCTAGTCGGTTCTTCACTTGGCTCCTCGCTAGACTGAGGTGATGGCACGATTATTGGCGGGACTGACGGTTCTGGGCTTGTGGTCTTTGGGACTACTGGCTCTGATTCTGATTGCGTTGGCGTTGGTGTGGGTATGGGTTCGCTCAGAGTGGGCGATTGTGTTTGTTCTGGCTCTGGCGATTTGGTCGGTGAACTTGCCGTTGGCTCTGGTGATGGTTCTGGTGTGGGGGTCGGTTCTGGCTGGGAAGGTTCGGGGCTAGGTGCGGGTTCTGGGGAAGGCTCTGCTGTGGGCGTTGGAATGGATACTGCTTCTGAGCTTGTCGTTGGGGTTGCCGATTCTGTTAGCGGTGATGTTGTGGGACTTGTAATCATCGCCGAGGCATACTGAGCGCTGACCACTAATTTCTTATACTCACCTGGACATGGATCACCAAAGGTCTCGTTAGTTGCAGGGATAGTTCCTGATGAGCTTCCGACTAGAGCAGCGCTGACAATCTCCGAGACATCTAGCCCGCAGTCGCTATCGTGCGCGACATAGCGAGCAACAACGCTTGAGAACACCTGACCGCTTGGCGCTTCTGCGGATAGGACTTCGCCCTCATTGACCACATAATCCCAGAGGATAGGGCTAACAGTTGGTGAGACGCTAGGTGACTCTGTAACAGGTTGCAAAGGGGTTGAGGTCACTTGCATTACAGGGCCGTAAAAGCCACCCCAGAAGCCGTTGTCTATGCCCTCTAAGACTAGAGTCTGAGTGCCTGTGATGGTGAATGTGTAGTCCCTAGCATCATGCTTTTCGGTCTTTTGTATTACCTCTGCACCCAAGCTGATGCGATAGGTGTCAATGACCTCACCGTTGCCACCGATCTTGTTGCTGATGTTGTTGGTGACTGTGACTGTGACAAGTGAGTCTGTGTAGGTCTGCTCAACTCTGCCCCATGTGTAGCTGAATTGAATGAGGTTGCCGTCTTGTCGCACATCTGCAAGTGCAGGTTGACTCAGAGGCCAGAACGCTAGTAGTAATGCTCCTACCAGCCGCCATTTCATACGAGAGCGGCGTTTACCAATACAACGGCGATTGCAGTCAAGCTTGCAGATGCAAAAGCAGTAATCCATGCCGACTGCCAGCGGGCTTTCTCAAGCTCACGCACTCTGGTTTCTAGGTCAGCGTAGTTTCTTACGACTGCTTTGATCTCTGCAATGTCCGTAATGATTTGGACAAGAAGAGCCTGTGACGATGCTGGGCGAGTTGGGTCTGGCATGGAACTAGTTTACTAGAGCCTGTGCCTCTGCCTCGGTCAAACCAAGTGCCAGAAGCTTTGCAATACCAGAAGCTTTTGCCTCTGCCTTTGCGGTTTCCTCGGCTTCTCTAGCCGCCTGGTCTGCTAGTGCCTGGGCTGCCATTGCTTCACGCTCGGCAATTTCCTCGGCGGTTAGCGGGATAATCTCTCGCTCGCCTGTTTCGCAGTTGATAACTAGCTTGGTAAGGATTTCAGTCATTTTCTTTCTTTCTGTTAGCTAACGGTTACTATGCCGTCTGAACCCTTAGTAATGCCAAAAAGGGTAGCGGAAGAATACTGCGCAAAGTTGCCCACTTCGGCGGTAAGGGTTAGTGAGGTGATTGCGTCCGTTGAGTTCCAAAGACCTGCAACGATTGCCTTGATTGCAGAAGCCGAGTTATTCTCGGTAACAGTATCTACGCTTATGCTCTTAGCAATGGCAGCTGTATAGTTTGAAATGTAGATACTTGAGTTAGAAAAAGTGTTAGCAGTTGAGCCACCACCCACAGTTTCGTGATAGATAAAAGAATCAGAGAAACTTCCGACAGTTGAGCTAAAGCCGTATAGAACTCTAGTGCTAAGGTTTGTGGTCAATCCATTCGGCTTGATGTAAGCGTTCGTCCAGCCGTTCGTTCCGCCTGTATCTCTTAGAGAAGTGACGATAAACAAATCTGTGTATGTCTGTGGGATTGAGCTAAAGGTAATGCTTGCTGCACTAGAGCCTAGTTCTTGATGTTGAATAATCTTCATTGTCATGCGATCACCCCGTAAAGGCTAAAAGTTGAACCGCTCTGATAAGTCTGGCCTAGAACATCGTAAATTGTTACCGAGGTAACTGCTGCGGTGTTAGCCCAGCGTGAAGCCGTCATTTGAACTTCGGTTGCTGCTCCGCTGTATCTGCTCAACACAGTCTTGTGCTTGTCCGTTGCCGAGTAATCCATTACTTGCAAAATTAGCTGGTTGCCGAAGGTGTTGTCTGGGCCAAAAGATGCGCCAATGATTCTTGCGCCCGTTGCACCTGACTCCGAACCCGAACCACCCGAACCGCTTCCTGTTCCCGTTGCCCATACGCCTGAATAGTTTGCGCCTGTATCGCCGTTGAGTCTAAGCCTAGAAGCCGAGCTTGTTCCAGACATTTGGAATTGCGCAACTACGATTAGATCACGATAAGTTGCAGGAATGTTTGAGAATACAATTTCACTATCTCCACCTGTTAGGGTCAAGGTCGCTAGTGGGGTATAAGTATTAGTAGGCATTATGCCGCCTTTATTCCGTAGAGCGAGAAGCGAGAGCCTGTGACTAGGTTAGAAGGCTCGTTGGCATTTTCGATTTTGATAGAGCTAAGCGCAGAGGTGTCGAACCAACCACCAGAGCCAAGTTCAACGATGTTGTTTAGCCCCGTCATACCTGTTAGGTATCGGTAAGTTTTGTTTTTTGTGGTTTCAAATGGGTCAAGTAAGTCGAGAACCATTGGGGTAAATGAGTTGGCAGTTTGCGTGGCGGCGGCAATAGAAAACACTCCAAAAATAAGACCATCACTAGTGCCAGCGGCAGAAGAAACCGAAGACCCGTTTCCATAGAGAATGTGCCAGCTTCCAGATGTTCCCGTGCCATTGAAAGTAAATTTCAGGTGGTCATCTCTAGTATTTCTCGTGGTCCTGGTAACCAATCTAAGCTGCAAGTGCTGGTAAGTGCTTGCGTAAGTTGATAGCGAGCTGAAAGTGACTGAAGCAGTATCGCTGCCTAAGACCTGGGTTTCAAGTAGGTCAAAAGAACCCGCTGCACCTGCACCTGCACCAGCGGTTGCAAAGAAACCTAAACCAAAAGGCATTAGACGGTAATCTTTCCGATGACTCGGTAAGTGTTAGCGGCGGTCTTGATAACCTGCGCACCGTTGTATTGCTGGTCAATCTTGAAGGTGACTGCGGTTCCTGCGGTTCCTGCACCTGCCCACGAGGTAACGCCTGTTCCTGCGGCGATGGTTACAGTTCCCGAAGTGTCGCGGATGATGTTTAGCGAGTCACCCACAGACAGCACATCTGGGACTGTGACGGTTACGGCAGCGGTTCCTGTGACAATGATTGAGGCGTTGTCTAATCCCGCAACTGCGGTGTAAGCAGAGGAGACAGCGGTTGAGCCAAAAGCGATTGAGCTACCTGCGACAGAACTGACACTTGCAGGGTAAACCTGAACCCAAGTAGCAGTTCCAGTTGCAGCCTCAAGGACATTGGTGTCACTTAGGTAGGTCAGCATTCCCTCTGAGGTAGCTGTTCCAATAGCTGAAGATCTAGCAGCCGATGATGCAAACACCATCACGCTCTGTTGCATTAGGTAGCCGTTGACATCTGCTGCCGCTAGGACATCGCCCGCTGACCAGACTTTGTAGCCTTGTCCTGCCATTTATTTTCTCCTTAGAAAGCTAAAGCTCCCGCGTCTAGCTTACCAAACTCTGGGTCATCCAAGACCAAGAGGAAGTAATCCAGAGTCGCAAAGCCTAGTGATACCACATGAGCCTGTGGTGTGATGTCATTGTCAATACGGATAATCTCTGCAATCTTCTGAATAGCAGGGGCGATGCCGTTAGGGGTGAACTTGATTGTCACAAAGTCTGCGATTTCAAGCCCAAGGATTTTCTGCTGGTCAGCATCGCTCAGCTCGTCAAGGACAACCTCAACAGACTCAAAGCGGTATTCAGGCGAGGAATACTTGTTGGCGTAGTAGAGGGCAAGGTTCTCGACATAGCTAGGGTCGCTCATTAGCAGACCTGTTTGCGTGAGGTTTAGCACACCATACTGAGCGATTGACGCGAGGTCTTGTGCAACGACTGTGCCAGCGGCTAGTGAGCCAATGACAATCTCGTTGTAAAGCAATTCTGATCCATAGACAACCTTCATACCCTGATAGGGGATTCCTGTGCCGTCATCAGATAGCGTCACGCCACCAGAGGTTGCAGCGGTGTCGCGGTCTGTAAATACCACATGACCGTTCTTGCCAATGAACAGGTTGCCTGGCTCGGTGCGAGCTACGGTTCGAAGATACTCAAGAACATTTGTGTCCTCGGTGTAAACATCAGCACCAAGGTTTGTGAGTCCTGTGTCAATCTCGCGGTCTTGTGATGACCAGTTGACATCTGGCAGGTCGAGGATTGCGTTTACGCGCTCTCCTGACTTCTGAGCGGTTGCAGTTCCAGCAGGTAGTGTCTGGGTGTTGAACAGCGTGAAAGCGTCTGAGGCAGCCGCCTGAGCCTCGCTGAAGCCACCTGGGTCGTAGTTCAGATTCCAGTCATCTATGACACCTTGGAAGCGTGGCTGACCACCAGAGAAGATTCTGATTGCTCGCTTAGGGATAATCTGCCCGTAATAAGGCGAGTTCACATACTCAGGGTCAAAGGTTCTGTCGTTGTTGTCAAAGACCACATTCGCCAAACCACCATCGAACTCATCTAGCTGACGGTTCTTGCCTCGCCTTGTTGCGATGCTCTTTACCTTGTCGGTGACATCGTAGAAGATTTGTCCACCGAGCGGATAAGCAGGGTCATCTAGTTTGCCCTTGACGGGATTGTCTAGGGTCAGCAGGTTGGCATTAGCTCCGACTAAATCGAAACCAATTTGAACAACTGGTGCTGGGACTCCCATTATTGACCGCTCACGATTACTTGACCACCTGTGGTCACATACTTGGTCACAATCTTACCGATGGTCTTTCCAACCATAGCCGTTGACTGAGTGGTGTCGGTCTTGACATTTATGTTCACAACAGTTCCTGCAACATTGCCTGAAGCGGCAGCACCTTGAAGGTTAGTTAGTTCCTTAGTCCAGTTAGCAATCGAGGCAGCGGCAGAAGCATCCTGAGCGGCGTTAGATGAGGCAAGCTTGATGTAGGAGTTGGCAGCGTTGATGCGAGCCTGAAGATAGGCAGCAGTTCCAGCAACATCTGACAGCTCGTCAATGACAATTCCTGTTGCGTTCTTGATGTCCTTGACTGCAACATTTTCGGTAACAGTTGCACCTGCGACAACGGATCCTGAACCAGGTGCGGTGATAGCAGCCTTGATGTCACCCGTGCCAGCTCCGAGCAGAGCTTGTAGGTTTCCAAGCACAGCCTTGATGGTGTTGCCAAGTCCTGCGAACTTGCCGTCAAACTGGTCTAGGTCTAGCAAGAACTGAGTCTTGATGTCTGCAATCTGAGTTTGGAAAGCGTAAGCGGCATCAGCAAGCGACTGAAGCAGGGTTTTGTTTTCAGCCTCTAATGCATCATTGAGTTCAGCCTGAATTGCAACTGACTGCTCTTTCATTGCATTGGTAGCAAGACCGAACTTGTTATAGATAGTTTGAGCTAGTGAATCAGCACCATCTTCGGATACATTCTCAAGCTCACCGAATAGGGTCTTGAGTTCTGACTGAGTTTCAGGCGATGCCTCAAGGATTGCCCCTGCGAGGGCGTTGCCAGACTCTGTGCCCGTCTCTAAGACCTGTTCAATAAAGGTTTGCTTGAAACCTAGACCTGCTAGTTTCGAGGCGTTAGCGAGCAGATTCTTGCTTGCGGTGAGTCTGTCTTTGAGTCCATTGATGATGTCGGTTACGGACTTGTAAGTTGTCTTTTCAGTCTCCTTGCTGACAGACACCGTTAGGTTCTGCGTCAGCTTCTTGACCTGGGTGGTTATCTCACGAGTGGTCTCACTAGTAAACAGGTCTCCAAGAGATAGCGCAGTTGCAGTTCTGAACGCATCGGTGATACGCATCTGCGACTGAATGATCAGGTCAGTCTGTGCCTGAAGTGCTGCCTTGTTGAGAGCGTCAATGCGAGCAGCAGACTCTCGGTTGATTTCATACTTGGCACGAGAGTAGGCTTCCTCAGCCTTGAGGATGTTTGCCTGTGCAGCCTTGATAATCTTTTGCACCTTTGCAAACTGCTTGGCAGCTTCCTCGGCAGCATCGTCTCCGCCACCACCACCACCACCGCTGCCACCAGAGATGGACTGGTTGTAAAGATTCTTGAATCTGTTGCTCTCGCCTGAGATGATGTTTGTCTGAGACTTCTTTGCCCTGTTGTCAATCTCGTCATACATACCTTGCACAAAGGTGTTGTAGCGAGTCATGAAGGTTGCGATGTTGTTTGCCGCACCTGCGAAGTCACCTGAGAGGAACTTGTTTAGGGTGTCACCAGCATCACCAATCATGAAGCCGATCTCGGAGAAGCCGATAAACACAGCCTCGATGAAGTCTAGGATTGGCTTGAACCCACCCTCATCTGCGAAGACAGCAAAGCCATCAGCAATCTGCTGGAAGAACACACCTGCCGAAGCAGCAGCCTCAGCAAACTCTGTGCCCATCTCAGTAGTTGGGTCAAGCATCTCGGTGATTGCGTCAACGCCAGTATCCGCAATGTCCTCGAAAGCAGGTAGCAGGTAAGAGCCGATTTGCTCAGTTACCTCGCCTAGCGCAACTGTCATCTTCTGCGAGCTAGTTGCAGTAGCAGCAGCCGTTCCACCGACCTGTTGCTCAATAGCAGTCAGGATTAGATCCTGTGCCTCAAGCATCTTGTTCGATTCAACAAGCTGAGTGATGCGAGCCTTCTCAGACTCGGTAAATGTCACACCTGCTCGGCGTAGAGCGGTTAGCCCCTTGATTGGGTCTTGTAGCGCCTTGCCTAGTTGCAGAGCGTTGGTCTCAGCAGAGCCAAAGCCAGCGGCAGCGAGGTCAAAGGCGGCGATGGTTGCTCGGTCAAATGCACCACCAGCCTCATCTGCGATAAGTGCTAGGTTCTTGAAGGTTAGAAGCTTTGCCTGGGTGGACTTGATGAGTTCGTCATCCTGCCCAATAACCATCATCTGCTGATCAGCGAAAGCCTTGAGCCTGCCCGTCACCATGCTGGTCTCAATGCCAAACAGGTTCATGGACTTAGCGATTTGGTCAAGTCTTAGGTTTGCAACATTGGCAGCATCGGCAGCCTTGAGAGCGTCACCTGCAAAGTTAGTAATCGCTGCTAACGCAAACCCTTATGTGCTTCTTGCCACAGCTATCATCGCTGCCCTAGGTCTAATTGCATCTGGTATCTCAAAGATCACCGCCGCTCAAGAACAGCAGAAGATTGCCACCGACAACTCAACAGGTGAGCTAAACAGATTCAATAATGCAAAGCTTGATGCGGTCAAGGGTCAGATTGACGGTGTAAACAATGCGGCTCTTGGTCTAAATGGAACTCTCTATAACACCAACGGTCTAATCAACGGACTTATCCCAGCGTCTCCGACCAATAAAGGGCCGGACTTCCCGCTAAATCCAAAGCCAGGTCAGGTTCACACTTGGTCTAACCTTGACCCTAAAGCCAATCAAGCTTTTTGGTGGACTCAGACCTGGAATGGAACTGAGTGGACAAAAGCGAAGAAAATAACTTATGCACCTGCTACGACCACCACCTCATCACCAACCGAAACAACTGCTGACCGTTTCAAGCAGGTTCAGGCTGTAATCAAGAAGGCACAAGCAGCCATCGCAGCAGCCGAAGAGAACTATGCCAAGACTGTCTATGA